CCTCCATTGTGGATCGGTATTTGGAATACGATTCGCGCGCCGTTTGCAGTTTGTTCTTGACCGCTTCGAAAAGAACTTCATTTACAGAGCGAGACATACTGTGTTCATCCTTCCATCAGTGGTGTGTCCTCAAATTCCATTTTTCGATTGCTGCTGGCCGTTCGTCTTTCACGACTTTCACTTCTCCATAGTCTGAAAATTCAACTTCTACCGTGTAATCGTTCTTTGGAGTTCCGACGCCGCACTTTGTGCAATGGATTCCAAACTGCCAGCCGCGCCGTGTTCCGAACTCAAAACTTGCTTTTCTGAAGAATTTTGCTTCACCTCCGCAGAACGGGCATGGTTTAAGGTTCGTCATTTCCATTCACTTCCTTTCTCGCTTTTACAATTTCCCGCCTGGAGCTGCGCCACATCATCAGGAGCATTTCCTGGAGCGGCCTTTTTCTGTCGATGCGGCGAACACGCTGCACCACTTTCAGAATGTACGGCAGGAATTTATAACTCAGCTTTTCCGGGCACAGAACGCCAACGCTGTATGGCAGTTCGTCCCGAACCTTTTCGTAGACTTCCAGCGGCATGACGTAGTAGTTGAAATCCCCGATCAGATTGTGACCGTTCTTCGAGTGGAAGTCTTCGACGGAGGACTTGATCTCGTAGCAGTACACATCGCCCTTCTCGATGCCGGACACGCTATTGTTGACCGGCTTGAACTGCATATAGTCCACGCGAATGGGAGAAACGCTGCCGTAGTCAAACGTGATTTCCTTGGCCCAATAGACGCGCGGGTCGTTTTTCGGGTCAATATGTTCTTCCAGCAGTTTCGAAAGCCACTTCGTCGTTTCTGGTCTGTTCATTGTTTGTCGGTGTCACCGGCCTTTCTTGCATTTCTTTTCGCCACGGCTCATATTTGGGCTGCGTAGTGTTTGAGGTATATGTCGATGCCGCAGCTTCGCAATGAGAACACTCCCCGTCGCAATATTCATATCCCGCGCCGCACGGGTGGAGCGCGTAATCACTTCTGAGATATGTCCGCATTTGCTGCCTCTCTTTCTATCCTTTCGCAGAGTTCATCTGCGATGTTAAGCCCGTACATCAGCTCTTCGAATCCGCATCCGGAACCATCACTGAGCGCGTCGACATCAACTCCGTGACGTTCCAGCCACTCAGACACCTTCCGGTTGAGCTCAGCAGCTTTGTAGGAATAGTGTGCAGTAAGCACCATCCACTCGTAGATATACTTTGGTATTTTCAATGCCATTAAGATCTACCATCCTTTTACTCGTTTCAGCTCGTGGTCTGCTTCCTCTCTTGTGAGGAATACAGTTTTGCCGATATTAAAAACGTCTTGCAGCAGGAAGGCGTCCGGCTCAATGTATGGCTCGCTTTTATCCGGATATGTTTCAAATGTCCGCTTTATTCTCCACACTGTATCACCCAACTTGCACGGCAGGATGATGCACCGGCCTTCCTCGTCGGCTGCCAGCAGTTTTCTGATTCGTTCGGCTTTCGAGGTGTCCTCCGCAAATGCGGATTCGATGATAGTCTTGGCGTTTGCCGCCTGTCCCGGTGTCATCCCTGTACCTAAATACTGCCGCAGCAACGGGCAATACGCTGCTGGAACGGCCGTACAGAACCCACCAACTCCCGTGCAGTTACCGTTGTCAGGGTGTCTGAATTCACATTGCAGGCAGTTTATATTTCCCATTGTTAGCCCTCCATCGCCCGCTCTGCCTCAATGCAGGTATAGTGGCGGCTGAAATAATTCCAATTTGTCACGCAGTCACTTCCCGCATCGTCCGGCGTTGCGTCCTCATAATCAAAGTAGATGTTGATGCTCGTCCCAAACAGATCTATGCTGACGATTACTGCGGTTATTCGCACCGCTCGACCGTCCTCATCTGTCCAGCGTTCTCCCACCTTGCACGGCAACGCGACTACGCGCCCGTCCTTGTCGGCCTCGGCAAGCTCGCGGAGGCGGCTAGGCTCCACGCCCAGCGCCTGCGCTTTCCGCTCAATGCAATCATCCATTGTCCGCCCTCCTAAATCAGTAGAATGTGCTCTAGGCCCTCCTCAAGGTCACAGTTCTCGGCAAATCGTTTCGCATCGTCCTCCGTGTAAACGTTTGCCAAATCCTCACGCGCTTTTGCGATGCGATCACTTATGGTTTGAATCTCGGCATCCAATTCTGCAAGAATCGCAAACAGTTCAGCCTTTTTCTTTTCAATATCCATCCTTTATCCCCTCCAATGCTTTCTCCGCCACTTCGCGGGTGAGAAATACGGTCTTACCAAATCCGTTTAGCGCTACGCCATACTCCCGCCCTCTGGCGCCTATTGGCTCAAGGCCAATAAAGCCGATTTCATTGCCCATACCAATCCGCTTGACCTCGCACTCGCTTATATGCTTATCCGTGTCCATCAAGGCGAACACCCGCTGGCCCACCTTGCACGGCAGCACCACCACGCGCCCGTCCTTGTCTGCCTCGGCAAGCTCGCGGAGGCGGCTAGGCTCCACGCCCAGCGCCTGCGCTGCCAGATTTATCATCGTGTCCTCCGTAAGCGGCACCTTCTCCCGCAGCGTCGCGTTCTCGTCGGTCAGGCGCTCGATTGCGTTAGCTGCCGCAAACTCGATGTATTCCCGCCGGTTTTGGATTTCTCCGACCTTGCAGTTTTCGCACGCGTCGTCGTGTCCAAGCCCCTTCGCGCAGCACCGCAGCGCCTGCACGATTTCCTTGTTTTTCATGGTTTTCCTCTCCAATACTCATTAAATTTCTTTCCCGTAATAATCGGTCGGCACCATTCGCGCTGGAAACGTCGCCATTCTGGATCATACTTTCCGTCCTCTCCGCGAAACAGCATGGCATACGGCACAAATCCCGCTTGCATGGTCTGCATCAGGCGCTTTTCAGCATCCTCAAAGCTATCTCCGTCGTAGCCGCACAGCACATAGCAGCACATGGCGTGTCGTGCCGGGCGGAAACCGGCTGCCCGCAGTTTCCTGCCCATTTCGATGAGCGGTTCCAGATCGTCCTTTGTGTCATAGGCTGTATAAAGCCGTGCTGGGTTTACCTCGTGCAGCAAATCCGCCTGCCACTGCTGGAGCAGCGCCGGTTCCAGTCCGCCTGAGAATACTGCCGGGTGCTTCTGCCGCTTGAGCATGGCGCAGACAGCTCGGAAATGCTGCTCCGACGTGGCGAGGATGTTGTCGTCGAGGATATTCCAGCCGTCCACGATCGGCAGCTCTTTGATTTCTCCGTGTGCGCAGCGCGGCACGGAGCAAAACCAGCAATCCTTTGTGCAACCGCGCGAGGTGAAGATCATTCCGTCCCGCAGATACAGCCCTGGCGTAAAGTCTCCCATGCGATCATCAAACGCCGGGCCGCCGACCTCCACCGGAACTCCGAGGATCTGCCATGCGTAGTACAGATCTTCGGCCTTTTCGAGATCCCACGTAAACGTTACGGAGATATGTACCTCTATCACGCCCGCCTTGATGCAGTCGGCGATATTTTCGATTGTCGGCGGACCGAAGAACGCCAGCGCATCTGTCGGCGACATGGCCGTTTTACGCGGGAATACGCGGGCGATCATAGCGTGTCCTCCTCCATTCCTTCAAGAACCATTTGTCCCGGCAGCACGCCGTCCTCCAGACTCCAGTGCAGGACGTCTTCGCCGGTCTGCCAATCGCACGGCAGGCCGCGGCTGCGGCGCTCCTCGATCATCCGGGCATAAGCCCGGATGTAGGCATTCCGGTATCCGGGGTAGCGCGCGAGCTGCACCTTCCGGTGCTTGCCCGCCATCGGGCAATTGATGCAGCCCACGCGATCTTCGCCGCAGGCGTAAAGCGGATTCATACAGATCTTTTCTACTGCGCAGTAATCCCAGATGGATTCGGTAGGCCAATCGATAATCGGATTGACCGTTCGGGTCCCCTTGAGCTGGCAATTTTCTATCAGCATCCGGCTTTCGTCATTGTCGTTCATCAGTGTCAGCCGCTTGGATTTATCCCTGTGCAGGGCCTCCATGACGCCTCTGGACTTGCGCTTTTGCGATTCGGCCCAGCGGACGCCGGTCGCGATCCACCTGCCACGTCCGCTGGTCTCTTTGAGCGCCGCGCAGCAGTAGCGCCAAATGCGTGTCGGCGGCACCAGCTTCAGCGGGATTAGTCGCCACATGGTCATGTACGTCCCATCCGGCTGCTTGTGCTTATCGATATCGCACGGTACGCCCGCCAGCTCCAGCCTTCGGAATGTTTCCCGCACATGCCAGACGGTCTCCGGCGCATCAGCTGTCGTCAGCGAGTGCAGCACCTCATACGGGATTCCTGCCGCGCCCGCCAGATGCAAAAGCACGTCCGAGTCCTTTCCCCCGGAATACGTGACCACTATCGGCTGCTCGTACAGCCGCAAGCTCATCTCCGAGGCCATCCGCAGCCGCTCAATCGCTGTTTGCTCTAAGTCCATCAGTATCCCTCCAATTCAATCCGTATCATTGCGCTTCCGGAAACAGATCTGCTTCCCAAGCGCGAAAATGTCGGATTCGGCCACTTCATCCGACCAGCAGAATGGCAGGCCAAGTTCGTATGCCGTCATCGTTCCGAAGAAAGCACACTCCCGGCAATCTGCCCCAGGTACTTGCTTCAGCAATTCCGGGACCCTGTAGATCTCGACATCCCGGATTTCTCTATCAATCATCAGCTTCTGTGTCTCATAGCGCTTTTTTATTCCATTCATGTTGCCTCTCCGATTGAAAGCTGGTTCTGCCGGTAGCATTGGAATAGCGTCTGACCCTTATCGTTGAGCATATACGGAAGGAAGATCTCATCCATCTGCACCATCTCGGATTCCAGAATCGCCATCTGTGCAGCTACCCAGTCCTTCACGATGCGCCAAGCGACACGCTCGGCCTGATCGCGGTCGCATTTGACTTTCTGCTTTGTAAGTACATTCCACACTGCGTCGACGTTTGCTGGCAATTTGACTCCGCGCGGGCCATTCGGTGTATCAATCAGGAAGGACAGTGCTGTGATATGCCCGTCATTGTCGTAATCCTGCATGATTTTCTTCGCACCATGTTTGACGAGCTGCCCCTGAATCTCACTAAGCGTCGCAAACACATCGACCTTCGTCGTGTAGTTCATAATCGGCATTGTTTAATCCTCCCCAGCCGCAATCGTCTCAATTTCATTGGCTGCATCTACTGCCAGCGAGCCGCCATGCCGCCTCAGTTCCTGCAAAATCTCTTGTTGCTTCATTTTTCAGTTCCCCTCCCAATAGTGCTTCGGCTTTTCTCCCACGGCCTCGCCATCGGAATGTACGGAGGTCCAATCCAGCCCCATGCCAGCTCGTACTTTTCAGTCATGCTCTCGGCTAGGGCAGCAGCTTCCGCCGCCGTGTAAAACAGCTTTTTGCCAATGTCGTCAAGCCGGAAGTGCCCCGGCTTCGGAAACCCGTCCGGTCCGGTAAAAAGCAGGCACACCTCCGTATATCCGCCGGTGAAAAAGCCTCGCACCGTGCCCTTGCATACGCAATACTCCATGATGGGCCAAGCATGATTTGGTATGTAATAAAGGTGCTCGAAGACAGCGTACATTTCAGCACCGATTTCTGGCCGTTTGGTTTTTGCCATTGCTCATGTCCCTCCTGTTCCAAGCTTTGATTGCCGCCCTCTTTGTGCCCTTTATCGGCCCGCTTGCCCCACAGTATGTGCAGCGGCATTGATACATCAATTCTGGGTATATGTCTCTGTTAAACTGGTGTATCTCATCAAGGTAAACCGGCCATTCCACAGAGCACTTGTGACAGAAGGGGCAGTTGTTAATCTGGTCCATCGTAGTCCTCCCAGTCTTTGTTCAGCGCACTAAGGCTTTCATATGGGCAAGCGGATAACTCATCCCACTTCACGTAAATGTATCCATCATTGCTGTAGACATCGACTTCGTATGCCTGCCCCGTACACAGCCCCGTATAGCCGTTTTCTCCGACATATACGAGTCTCACGTTTTTCCCGATTTCCTTCATCCACCGGCCATTGCTTCCGAGCCTGATCTTCCTTCCGCAGAACCGGCACTTATTGACGAGAGGTCCTTCCTCAAAGTACCGACCAGGCTCGTGCCACTTGAGAATGTCGTGGAAAAGCCACTTGAGGCTCCAGCACGGTCTGTATGTCCAGATCATAGCCAGAATGCAATATACGATTGCAAGTCCGGACAGGGCTGCAATCATAATCAGGAGAGCAGTCATTTCTTTTCCTCCTCAGAATTTACCAAGTCGCAGTATTTCTGGCAGAGTTCTAATGTTTCAAAGGCATCATGATATGTGTTGATCTTGGCAAAGTCGGCGCCGTCTTTTACCAACTTCATGGCTCTAAGATTGGCATCTTCGCAGTTGCTTACGTTTTCATACGTCTTTTCGATCATTCCGGTTCTATATTCACAGAGTCGATATAGACTTATCTTTCTAGGAAAAAATACAGTGGTTCGCTTTGCGCATGTGCACTCTTCCTTCATTTCTCTTCCGCACGGAGATACAAAGTGGACTTGTCGGTTCTCATCGCATTTACCGCATTTTGGCCCCTGCTCCAATCGCCAATCAACCTTCCACGCTTCCGTGAGATACGGGCCAAGCAATTCCGTAAGCCTTGCATGTCTGGCTTTATCTTCAGCTCTTCGAACGTCTTCTTTGGCCTGGGCAATTGCCTTCCGGTATTCGGCCACGATCTCATCGCGCCGGTCTCTGAAAATGCGAAGTTCTTCGTTCTCTTTTTCCAGAGAAGCGATTTTATCCATAATCTCCTGCTTGACGTTTTCTTTCAGTGTCTTCTTGAATTCTTCGATTCGTGAGTCAAACTCACTTTCTTCGAAGACGTCTTCTGGAAAGTCATATTTCGAATAAGCAGTTTCTTGCATATTTCCTCCCGATAGTTTCATATGTTGCATTTTGAGTTGCTTCTTCTGCAACCAAGCCGAGCAAAAAATCAGCCATGCTTTGTGGCATAGTCAAATGCATCTCTGACACGGCGAAGGGTTTCCAGCGCATCATCCCGCTCTTTTGAAACCTGTTCGAGCTGCTGACAAAGCTGCTCGATCCTGTCGCAGTCGCATTCTTGAGATAAGGCTGCTTGAATTTTCTTGGTAGCAGACAAGCGAATTTCATCAATCGTTTTGCCATTCTTCTCGGTATCCATACACCATGGCACGTTCAGATCCCGCATAATACTGCGGATTGCCCATTTGTATCCTGTCTCATAACCTTTTGCAAAATTCTTCTGAGGGATACTCTTGTTGAATGCTCTTGCGTCGAGCAGTTCCATTTTCAGGCGCAAATTCTCATTGCACAAAAAGTGAATTTCTTCTTTGCAGTTCCGCAGTTGATCGGCCTCACTTTTCTTCTCCTGAAGTGTGGCCCGCTGCTTTCCGATCTTAACTCTCATATCCTCCACGCCCCTTCTTTGCTTCTGCGATGATTTCGCTCATGTTGTGTTCCAGAAGATAATTAAGATCTTCCATTCTGAATTCCATCATGGCCTTGAGTTCGCGCTTGACTGCGTCTGGTGTAATGCGCCGGCAGTTGCAGTGAACCGCGAGAATCAGATCATCAAACGTGATTCCGTCAAGAAGCGAATCGCTGGTTGCAAGATCGTCTCCAAGTTTCCAGTTTCTTTCCATACTCAAATCTCCTCGTTGACATTGTGCAGTGTGACTTTGAAAATATGCTCAACATTGCAGTCTGCGAAATTCTTCGACGGATGACCGAGGTGAATTTCATCGCCTTCCGCCCATGTGCAATCACAGTCCCAGAAATCGTCTGATTCGGTCTTGCGCTCAATCTCAGCAGCATTTTCAATTTCCTTGTATGCACGATCATGATTCTTGAAAACACCGAGAACTTCACTGCCTTCGTTGACTTCGTTGTCCCAATAATGAGTTGCTACCCATACAATAATTTTCATTCGTCCTTCTCCTGATATTTGCTGTGTTTTGGATGATGAGAAGACTTCCACACATATCCGTTCTTCCTGTTTTTTTCTGCTCTCAAACGGTTGCCGGCCCTTTCTCTCTCCTGTTCAGCTTCGAGACGGTCAAGCAGGATGCCGAGCTTTTGAGCTTTCTCGACCTGCCCATGCCGTATCAGACATCCGTGGATATCGTTCAACAGCGTTAAATCGTCAGCTTTTACTCTCATAGCAGTCTTACACCCACGCGGGCCGCACTGTCGTGTCAGGCAGGTTGAACAGCCAGTTGATCACATCCTGCGGAACTTCTTCCTCTTTCCATGCAGATCCGTATTTGTATCCGCAAACCGGGCAGGGCCGGCACAGCAGTCCGTCAGGATGTTCCTCCGGTCTGAGCCAACCAAGCGTTTTTACCTCCACAGGTCCTTCGTCTCCGTTGCAAATCGGCTTCTTAGGTTTGTAATAGGCCGCATCCTCACCGCTGATTTCTTCAGGGAGCTGGACACTGTACGGAAGTGATGCGACTTTTGACTGTTCCGGTGTCGGTGTGAATGTCTCCCCCTTTTCCAGTGCTTTCAGTGCACACTTCTCTGCAGCATTTTTCTCGATTACGGCATCGAGCGTCAGCGTATAGTTATAGAGGTTGACAGCCTTGACTGCAAGCTTGTCCCAGCCGAGCTGCTTCTGATGTTCACAATACGGCCGCATATCGTTCAGATGCCACGCATCCCAGATGTCACAGAACTTCCGGATCATCTCATCCGTCCAGCCTTCTGCCGGCTTCCCTTTTCGGATTTCATATTGGCACTGTCCGCATGGGCCTTTACAGTTTCCGTTGTGTGTCGGTCCGATCACGCCGCAAATGCTGAGTTTTCCGTTCTCGAATTCGATCTTGCAGAACCCTCTGACCGGCGCTGCTCCATAGCCTTCGTGCATCGTGGGATTGACGATTTTCTTCATATTCTTTCCTCCTCAAATCGAAGCAAGGAAATCTCCAAGCTTCTGCCACAGTTTGAATGTCTCTACGCTCATCACGACGCTGTCAGGAACACCTCTGGTCAGCGTCCACTCATGCGACTTTGCAAACAGCTTCGTAGCCGCTTTCTTTTCACGCTCAGTGAATTCCGTTGCCCAGCGACGTTTTCTGTGCATGGTTCCCCATGTGCTCCCATACCTGCCCATGCAGACCATGACATACGGAATTTCACGGTTGACTTCATCATGACTCAGTTCAAGCATCATCTTCGCCATTCAGAATCACCTCCTCGTAATACTCACTCCAGTCAAGGCAGTTCGTTGGATCATCTCCGTCGTACTCCGTTTTGAACTGACTGAGCATATCGCTTCTGGTGAGCAGTTCACCGGTTTCAATGTTCATATAGCCGATGTCTCCCACGCGGAACCATCTCCTTCCTTTTTGTGTGACGTTACGTTAACATAACCTGCCACCTAGTCAATATCCATATCGGAAAAAACCGTATTTTTTATTCGAGCCGGTAAATGCAGCGCAAGCTGCCGTCCTTCTTTTTCCTGACAACGAAGTATATAGAATCAGGGTCCTTCTCTTTTTCCTCATCCGCATACTTTCTTGCGAGCTCCCCAAGCATTGTCGTTTTCAGGAGCTTTCCATCCGTGATCTGGTAACTCCTCTTGTAGACCAAGTAGGAAGTACCGTCGGCCCTTTTCTCATCTCGCCGCTTCACGCATTCGATCATTCGCCCCAGCAGGGCTATCCGATCTACCAGTCTCCGATCAACTGCATCCCGAATAAACGGATCATCAATCCCCTTCATCACACCGCAGGCGGTCATGATCTGGTCATACAATTTGCAGATTTCTCTGCGCGAGTCATCGATCTTTCTGAATTCTTCGACCGTTGATCCATATTGGTATCTGACGCTGTCGGATTGGCCGGAGTAGATCTCTGCACTTGTCTTATCCATGAATCTATGACCTCCGTTCAAAATTCGCTTTCGGGGCTTCAGTTGCTTCTTTTGCAACTTCTCCTCAAAAAAATTCTTCTCCTGACAAAACGGAGAATGCAAGGAAGATCATCCGTAACAAAGCACCCAACGGCAAGAATGAACAGGAATCCAACAAGCGGAAGCAGGCAAATCGGATCAGGCATTATGCTGCACCTCCTTATTGACCAGCAGGTCATACAGCCGAGCCTTTAGCTCCATGATCGTCATGTCGCGGTCGTGAACCTCCGCTTCGAGATGGCAGATTTTCTTCTGAGCGGCCTGCTCAGCGTCAACAGCCTCCCGGCATCTTCTGTGTTCCACATCGCGGTCATCCTTGGCCCGTTTCAGTTCTCCGTTCAGCTCCTTGACCTGCTGGTGAAGCATCTTGTTCTCTTCCAGCGCATCAATGACCGGGAAGTTGCTGTTCTGATTGTAGAATCGAGTCGCATCCTCCCAGCTCCAGATCTTAAAAGCGACCTGATAGAAATACTTGCTCAGTCCAGCGCGGCCAGAGGAATAAGTCCCACGCGGATCGGGTTCACCGTCGAACCCATTCAGGCGGCCGTTGTCATTGGCGAGCCGAATAAGCTCTTTCACTTCGCTGCGACCGAAAATGTCTTGCGCTCTGCAAATGTCCTCGGGCTTGGTACTCAGACCGTGCGCCGCTACTTCCTTCAGAAGTTCCTCCGCGGTTTTGATGCTGTCATAAATGCTCTTTTCCATTATGACTTCTCCTTTCTGTGGCCTTCCAGGGCTCTTGCCCCAGCTGCCTTTTCTTTGTTTTCCTTGTGACTATATCGTAGCATAACCTACCCGTGTGTCAAGTTTTTTCCGGATATATTTTGCTTTTTATTTTAATTTATTTCCGTTATCGGATATTTTCAAGCAGTGTCACCACTTCTCCTTTTGACAAAAAATAACCCCGACCAGATCTGGTCGGGGCTGTGATCAATCATCGATTTGTATTTTTGGATGCTTCAGGATCCTCGTTCCATATTTCCGGACAAACTCATCGGCCTTCTCTTTGCTTACTGGAATAATCGAGTTTTTGCTGGGATCCCACTCGCAATACTCGGCAAAGAAATATCTGCCGGCGCTGTCCATATACAGTTCCGATGCTCTTCCATCGGTGTACTTGTTTTCTCCGTCAGCGAAGAAATTGTTCGCAATCGCGCTGGACTTTTCTGTGCTGTATCTTACTTTATCAACATACCGGACGACAGGCTCCCCCATCCCAGCACATTTCGGATGGATCTGTTCTCCGGTTCTTCTATCAGTAAGGGTAAGATCGACGTCGAGATGATCCAGTATCATATACAACTCATGAATTCTCATGGTTTCATTCGACAGTCTCTTACTGAGCTTTTGCGCAGCCCATCCTATTTCATGTGCCAGTTGGTATCCAGGGATTCCCCGAAGCTGCAATACAGCTTTAATGATATCGTCTGCTGTCACGCTTTCCCCTCCGTTTCGTACTCTTCTTTCATGCAGAATACACCGAAACGGAGATAATGTCAACGTTCTTTCAAAAAATATCGGTTTTCTGTAAGCTTCCTCGATAGATTCCGGCAAGTTTCAGCGATTTCAGTTTTCTTTTCTGCTTTTTCGTCGGCCTCTCGTAACATACAAAGCTATCATTCCAGACCGCAACGTATCCGGTCTGCATGCACAGCCACGTCATCATATCGAAGTAGTATTCTCTCGGCACAAGGGCATAGAGCTGTTCTCTGGATATCTCCTTCATCTCGCAGCAATGTCTGATCAAAATTTCCGAATGCGAAGGAACCGCATACTCAACGACGCCTTCCGGTGAAATGACCACCTCCAAATAATTGACATACTTCTCTTTGTGCTGCTGGATATCGAATGGACTGTAAATGCTGTATTCGCTCATTTTTTCAGTCCTCTTTCATACAGCAACCAATACACACCTTTCGAATGGTGTTCATCGAACCAGTGCCAGATTTCTTCTCGATTCGTACCAGCCTTGAAGAATAGGAACGGTTCTTCCATACATTCTGTTTCCGGATCCATCTGGATATCAGCGAAGTCATCCCACGCTTCTTCAAGAGCCGCATCACGGGCAAAATCCGTGATTACATACGGGAAGTGCTCTTCCCACTTGTTGAAGCAGATTGTCGAAAGTTTTACACCATCAAAGTGATACTCCAATTTCTCCAGCGCCTCTTCGCCGGTACCGAACAGTTCTCCTCGGCAGGTATTCTTCTGATCCTCCGTGAGTTCTGCCCACGTCTTGAAAAACTTGTTCTCCATTTTCTCACCCAAAAACACAATCCCCAAAAATTCCGAACTGGAAGATGTCTGACGCAACATCTGCGTCGATTTTCACGGAATCCAGTTTACCATCCGTCAAAATATTTGTTCCACCCTCAGATTCGAGATACAACCCAATTCCGTTAATAATCGTGTCTGCATCAACTTCCCACGGGCATTTCGGCTCTTCGTTTTCTTCCCATTCTCCAGTAGCATCAGAAAATTTGAGTTTTTTCCCATTTGCGATAAGCAACGCCGCATATTCAGACGTAGCCATCTCTTCCGGCTCGTCATCCCATTCCGGCCCAGTATTATCGAGGCAAGCCCACCATCCGATTCCGCCTTCAAGGGCAGTGACAACGATATCATCCAAGGTCTGATAATCGACTTGCACAGAAATGGTAGCTCCAACGATTCTTTCAAATTTCGTTTCCATCATGCAATCTCCTTCTTGAATTCATTCGGAACGTGGATTTCCTTCAAACACTCTTCCCATGCAGATCCGCACATCCCGTACACACTTTCTACTGAGTATCCATCTGCTCCATCAGGGAGTGCAGATCTGATAAAACGGACCGGGATCTTCACATCCTTTTCGCACTGGATTTCAAGGACACTTCCGCCGCCTCCCCACGGATTATACAAGCCGCACATGACGGACTTATCAAGAACAAGATATCCGCAGTACGGATTCTTGGTTGCATCCCAGAAATGCCCGTTACGGTCCTGAAGCTTCACCATCTGATTCAGCTTGATTACATCCCGCAGCGGCATCTTCACAAGAAACGTCAGTGTGTTCATCTGAGACGTGATATTAGCTACCTCCTGCCGGCAGCTTTCAAGAAATCCTTTCGGATCAGAAATGTCTCCAGTCAGAAGCGCACGCCACAGCTGCGTTTTCGTATAGCCCTGCTGCTTTGCAAGCCACAGAAGCGAACTCTTATCATCGATTCTTTCCTTCTCCTGGCCGTACCAGCACGGATAGACCGAGTTCAGAACGTAATCGTAATTGCCATCGCCGGTATCCATCATAATATCAACACAAACATCCTGTTTGAGAAAATGATCTGTCGGCGCGTAGAAGTCCAAATACGCTTCGAGAATATCTCTCGCATCATCCTCACACTCTTCAGGGATGTCATAGCGTTTCATGATCTTATCGAACTCCTCATCGAAGAGATGCCATTCTTCCTCCATATACATCTCATCCATCTTTTCGTAGAACGCTGCATACGGATCATCTGCCTGCAGGATCTCATTGATACTGCTTTCGCAGAGTTCATCCCGATAATCCGCATACATCTCCACGTTGAAACGCCCATTCTTGTCTTTGCAGTACCAGTATTCATCCGAAAGATATTGCAGGATATCAGCCTTGATCTCATCATGTGTCATCATACCAAAACCTCCCCAGAATAAAATTCGGCCGCCATCACGTCTGCCGTGTGGCGGTCGATTCCGATTTTCAAGAGATGCCGGTATGCCTTTTCTTTCTCTCTGTCCGTGCTGGCCTCCAGCAGTTCCAAGACATATTTGAACATACCATCCATGTGTGTACCTCCCTTGATTTCTTCCTGCCTTTGTGCTACGATCAAGGGGCGAGTGGAAGGCAGGTTCCACTGCCCCTTAATTGGGTTCGGGCTCTCCGCTGCTAGTTGCTACCTGGACGCGGAGGGCTCTTTTCATTATTCGTGTGCTTTGAGTTCCTTGATCATCTCCAGGATGATCTCAGCGGCTTCGTTTCCGTCTTTGGCTTTGAGACGGATATTTTCTGCAATAGTCTTGAGAAAAACGATCAGTTCTGCTTTCGTCATGTTATCGTTCTCCACTTCAATGCACCTCCTGCCCGATGCTTCATGTATTTGTAGGAGTTACCCTACGACTATATCGTAGCAGAACCACCCGCCTAGTCAATAGTAGCCAGAAGAAAAAATCCTCAAGCCTTCTTCCGGTTACTGTTGACTTGTTTTATTTCTGAAGCCAATATTCTTCCCGCTCTTCCGCTGTTTCATAGTTCGGATTAAGTCCACGCTTTGTCCGGTTTCTTCTCCAGCCGTTGTATATTTTGAGATCCCGTTCATCGATACTGTATCCGCATCCGCCGCTTGTTCTATCGTACACGAGCAGAGGGCGCGGATATTGTTTATTTACAGCCCGCAGGACCTCGTAGGCGCCCTTTGTGGGCTCAATCTTCCATCCGCTTTGTGTAAGATAGGCTTTCAGATCGTCCAGCATACCATGCCTTACTGTGGTTCTATTTTTCATTTGCTCCTCTATTTCTTGATTCCGGAAGAATCGCTCCCGGTCACGGAAGTCCTTTGTTGCGTAGTATTCGCCGGCATCCATGCCGCAAAAATCGCCCTCACTCATGCTGGCCTCTTTCTGCGTTCTTGATGAATTTATCATAGGCTCTCCGTTCAGCTTCAATTCTCGGTTCAAGTTCATGCTCGATTCGGAACTGCAAATCATTGCTCTTCATACTCAGTTCCAGGTTTTCTTTTTTGAAGCGGAGAACTTCACCCTCTTTCCTATAAAGTTCACGAATCAACTCATCTCTGCTCCATCCAGCATATCTACCTTCGTAGGCCATAACGCTGTCACTCCTTCTCGTCGATGAACGTAGCCTGCATATCTGCAACATGAGTAAGCAGCGCAAGCGGGTACATCTCGAACGCTCTGCCTGCCTCCTGCTTTTCTCCATCCGGCCACGGCCCCATGTGCCAGCGGATTGCCATTGCTTCTTCCCTTGTCAGCTTCATGAACCCAGAAGCGATGTACACGCTCTTTTCCCCGTGCCCATACGGGAGTTTATCATCATGGATATAGCACGGATACTGTTCCCATCGCCCCTGCTCGTTCTTCCGGTTCCGCATCTCCGTTTTATAAAGGTTGACCTTGCACAGATCGTGCAGCAGGCCGCAGATCGCAATGCTTTCGAACGACGGCATGGTGAATTCTTTATTGAATTTTGTCTCCTCGTGACACAGGTATTCCAGCCGGTCCCGCACATTCAGGCTGTGCTGCAGCAGGCCGCCCTGCTTTGCAAGGTGGTATTTTGTGCTTGCCGGCGCCGTGAAGAAATCTGACTTTTCCAGCCACTCAAGCAGCTTGTCTGCGCCCTCACGGCCGATGTGGTTTTTGTAGATGTCGATAAACTTCCCCTTCAGGTCTTCCATGCTTTCCTCCTATTCGTAGTCCATACAGTCTTGATCGGTGCAATTCACCGTCTTTTGATGTTTGGAGCACATCCCATCCCCATATGCGTCTTCGTCTTTGAAGAGGCTGCATCCTCCACACGAAATCTTCTCAGGATGTTTCAGCGCTTCAAGTGAAAGCACCATTGCGTAGACAGCCTGCGCAGTCAGTACAGTCGATCCATCCAGCATGCTTTCAATGACACGGATTGCTTCTCTACGGTTCACTGTTCTCGCCCCCCAATACTTGCCGGATACACAAGAGTCGACCCGCAGTTCTGGCACTCCTCCGGCATATCTCCGCATTCGTCGCAAAGCAGAAGTTCGTTACAATGTGCGCAGCGGAGTTCTCCATATTCTGTTTCAAGGGCCTCAGATTCGTCTTCGATTTCTGGCTGCGCCGAACTCGGATGCTGCCAATCGCAGTACCAGAACAGTCGCTCCGCCTTTTCTACGTTTCCGTCGCACTCCTCAATGAAGTCATTGCCGGTATAGCACTGGTCGATAATCTCCTCGATTTCTTCTTCGCAGGTCGGGTGCTCTGCAATCGGAATGTCATTCAGGTCCGTGTCCGGGATATACAGGATGTTCTCTCCAGGCTCGAACTCCGGGGCTTTGAATATCCAGCACTCCTGACCCTCACGGAACTCGAACAGGTCGTCCATGATCGCGCCCTTGCGAAGCCGCTCACGCAGTTCGGCTTTCGTCACTTTTCTCGCCTCCTTCAGTTCCAGCACAGGTTTCGGATCTCTAGATCAGAAAGTCCAATCGTCCCATCCAACATCTCGGTCAGGAAGTCGTGCTGTTCGTCGCCTTCCATGCGGTCGGCGTACTCCAAAACGTTTCGGATGATGCGATCCGCAGCGCCGTCGATGTTGAAGTTGTTCAGAATCCACTCGTAAGCGTCTTCGAGAGAGTTGACACCCTCTTCCTCATCGTAGTCGCCTTCGGCGTTGTCTTCGTCATTCGCCACGGCGGCGGCGAGTTCGTCGAGCATCTCCTTGATTGCGTCGGCGTCCTTCACGAGCGTCTTGAGGTCTGGGACACCAGACACCCTTCCCTGCGCCTCAATCCACATCTTGGCGTGCTCCTCGGCATCGAAGCTGTTCGCATAGGAACGAATCTCGCGCACCATGTCGTCCGCGTTGCGGACGTCGCTCGCGCTGATGTCGAAAAAGAAATCTTCACCGGCGGGGCTGCTCTGGATGAACTCCCATTCGGTGTCGCTTTCGCGGACACACCAGCCAAGTTCCTCGGCTTTATCGAGCAGATCGTCGATGTTCACCTCGTCGCCCAGCTCGCCGATGTCGATTTCGATGACGGGCATTTTCTGGCTGAGACCCGCGCAGTATTCGCACCAAGCGTCAGTCGGCTCGTCTGTGTCCTCGTCGTAATCGCAGAGGGTAAGGCTTTCGATGCCAGCGGCCTGCGCAATCTCGCGCATCACGTCTCCATAGCAGGAGCCGTTGCGCTCGAAGCCACGCATCCGCTCTTTGATGCTCTGCTCAATGTCGTCGGCCTGTTCCTGCGGGACGACCATAACGCAGTCCATCCAAGGATTCAATTCGGATTTGCACCGAATGGCTACCATGTTTTCGCTCATATTGTCCGTCCTTTCCTTTGTGTCCTTGTCTTCCACCACGTTTCCTCTTATTGAATCGCCCCGCAGGCCATAAGCCGGCGGGTTTCTTTATCTGCGAAGTGATATCGCGTCCACCAATCTTCAAGCCGCTGCTGGTCTTCTTTCTGCAGTCGCTCGAGCTCTTCATGGTCAGCAGCATCCATGATGTAAACGCAGCCGGAAAACGTTCCAATGCTGCAGGCCCAGTGCTCGACCCAAGTATCTTTCATCTTACGGAACAGATACTCAACGGCATAGATGTCTTCGTAGCTGCTGCACTCGATAACGGCACGTTTGAAGCCGAAGCGAAGATCCTGCCATTCCATCGGATATCCATGTTTCCGCGCTACGAGCATTGCTCGCGCCTCGAATTTTTCATTCATAGCGTCTTCTCCTTTGCTTTTATCGTGACGTTACGTTAACATAACCTGCCGTCTAGTCAAGTGATTATTCGAAATATGTTCCGCAATACTCGCAAACTCTGCTTTCCGGATTATGCGGAGCCCCACAGTTGGGACATACAGTAGGATACTTCTTGTCTCTGGCATTTCCGTGGTCACTTTGGGCCGTGAGTTCAATCCACATTCCGTTACTATATACCATCATTTTCCCCACAGCCGCGTTGAACATCATTTGCCCTTCGAACGGCTGCTGGCATGAATCGATAAGATCAACCGGTGCGCACGAAACATTAAATTCCAGTCTTTTTTTCATCTGCTTCCACCATTGCAATTCATCGCCTTGAGAGCATCCAACGCAACCTGAATTGCCTCGTTCTGCTCAAGGACAAATTTTGCATACTCACTTTCGGTATCCCCCTGCAGCAGGTCTTTATCGAGTGCAATTCTGGATTCGAGCAGTTCGATTGCTTCTTCATTTGTCATATCCAATCTCCTCCTCTTTGAAGCCAGCACATCTCAAAAACATGCGGGCATTGTACGGCTCCAGCGTGATTGGCGTTGAGCAATGCTTGGTGATGCCGCCGGTCTTCAGCACAATCGGATTGAAGGCAAGTCTTGCGTTACTGTCATACACGCAAATCAGGATCTCCTGGTCCGCCTTAATGATTGGCGCGTTCGCATAGGCGATGATCTTCTCATAGTCTCTGTACAGAAAATCTTTCGTGAGGCATGTTCCAAATGCTTTGATTTCAAACCTGCATTCATCCCGATACACGCGCAGCTCACCTTTTTCGTACCATGGTTCCCCGGTGTTGAACTTTCCGAAATCGACCAGCACATTGCAGCCTTTCAAGCCATACTCATCTTTATCTACAAGATCCAGCGTGAGAACCGGATACCGGTGGAAATTGATTGCGGACGCAATCTCCGTCCTGCTTTTCAATTCTTTCAATAGATCGCCCCCTTCACGTAATACCGGCCAGCCTCTTCGACTGATGTGTCGTCGAAGCAGTCAGTCATCACACTACTGACCTTGCGGATCATCTCCGGGTCAAGGCCAGCACGTTCCATTGCCATGATGGCGTAACCCTTGCAGGCGTCGTTGTTCCACGGCCCCTCAATCATCTGGGCCAGTATGCCGACTCTACCGGCCGCATAGCCCTCCGCTCGGATGCGCTCCACCGTTCTCTCAGGCAGGGTGATGCGCATGGATTTGCAGTCGAAGTCCTCGTCGTCCGGGCTGCAGTCGAGCAGGTCAGCGAGTTTCGCTTCGATGGCGGCGTCATCCGCCTCTTCTTCGATGTCTGTCGCCTCGAAAGTGTGGTAGGTTTCGTAGGTATCGTGGCTTCTCTCGAAGCCGTAGTGCAGTTCAATTTCGTATGCCATATTCACTCCTATTCTCCGGTTAATCAGAAAACGCGGATAATACCTACACCAGCCAGAACAGCCACAGCAGTCAGCACGGATACTGCGGAGATAACGGCAGCAGTTACCTTCAGGCGGATACTGCGAATATAGGCCGTTCTGGCAGCTCTTGCATTTCTCATGCGGACACGATCATGATGGCTGTTGACGATCCCGGAAAAGACATCATCGGGCGTCAATACTGCCGGCAGGCACGCAAGGCTTGTGTTCTTTTTCATTTCTTTTTCCTCCAATTCAAATTATTGCTGCATTCATAATGTGGTTCTCATCATCGGCGCTGACCGCGATCCTGTTGCCGGTTCTGAGGTCTACGCCGTAGATGCAGATGATTTCAGACCCATCAAGTTCGCCCGAACGCTTCATCCTCTTCAGATCCTGAATCAGGCTTTCTTTCGTGCCGCCGATTTCGAACTGTCTGGAGCGGCTCGTGATGGTTGCGTAGTATTTCATTTCAGTCATCCTCCTCGTCATAGTCATCTTCATAATCGCACGGAGCCATATCGCCGGGTGCGCGTGGCTCCCAGTGACAGGACGGATAACTTTCATTATCTTCCTTCCAGAAGTAGCAGCAGTCAGCGCATTTCATTTCAAATACTCCTATCTCTTGTGTACGGCATATACCGTCAGTCCTGCACTGTTCTTCACAACGCGATCCTCAAACTCCTGCTCCGACATCGGTTCAAGATAGAAGCGGACCGTGTCAAGATCCCCATCGCTGTCGTATTCTTTCACGCCGTACAAGACGTGATCTGCGCCGGTCTCTTTCAGGACCTTGATGGCTTCAGCCTCAAACTTCTGAAGCTCTCGCCCGACATCTCGGATCGGCATCTGCCCGAACGCAACCAGCCCACTCTCCGTCCAATGTCTCCACCGAACCCAACTGCCGTTTTTCATACCGCATATCTCCTTCCGCTCAGGACATCGACCACCGTAGTTCCGGCGCCGAAAGCCGATCTCATTTCGTGCATCTCTTTGTCGCTGGGCTGCCGGCTGGCGTAGCCTTTCAAGGCTT